ACCATTACAGCATTTGGCGCTTTGATTTATAACGACACCGCAACAGGTAATCCAGCCGTAGCTGTTCTAGACTTTGGTGGTTCTAAGGCTTCGACTGCAGGTACGTTTACGATTGTGTTCCCAGCGGCTACTGCGACTGGTGCAATTATCCGCATCGCTTAAGGTTAATGCGGTGTGGCTGATGTATCCGTTTCTCTAGAAGGCTTTGGTCTTGATGGGTGGGGTGACTCACCTTGGGGATTTGGGAGTACTTCGCTTGTAGGAACTGGAGCTGTAGGAACAGTAGTAATAGCTGAAAATGTTAGCGTTAGCCTTACAGGTGTATCTGGTACAGGTAGCGTAAATGGTGTAACAGTTACAGGAACCTCAGTTTTAAGTCTTACAGGTGTTAGCGGTACAGGAGCGATAGGTCAAGCAGTAAAGCAAGACAACGTAGAAGTTTACCTTGAAGGTTGGGGTTACGATGGTTGGGGTGATACTGGCTGGGGTATAGGTAGTGCGGGAGTAGCTGGTACTGGGGCAGTAGGTTCAGTAGCCATTATTACAAGCGTAGAATTTAATGTTACAGGAGTATCAGGCACAGCAGCAGTTAGCGGTGTAACTGTAAACGCAGCGGCAAACACTCCAGTAACAGGACTAGTAGCAACAGGAAGTATTGGCGGAGTTCAAGTCACAGGCACAGGCGTAATAGATTTAACAGGTGTTAGTGGCACGGGACAAATAGGTCAAGCAGCGGTTCAAGAAGGTGTAGCTGTATTTATTGTAGGTGTTGGAGGCACAGGTTCTTTAGGGGTTGTAAGTTTAGTAATAGATTCAAATATAGTTGTATCAGGAGTAAACGGAACAGGCTCAGTAGGTTCTGTCACAGTAGAAGCTGGAGCAAATGCATTAGTTACTGGGGTTTCTGGTTCTGGGCAAGTAGATTCTGTCACTGTTATTGGCACTGCAGTAGTAGATGTAACGGGTGTTAGTGGTACTGGACAAATTAATAATGTAGCCATAACAGGCACGGCAAATGTACCTGTAACGGGTCTTCAAGCCACAGGATTTATTGGTACAGTTTTTGCACAAGGTGACGCAGTAGTAAATGTTATAGGAGTAGCAGGAACAGTTGGACAGGGTTCAGTAGATGTAAATGCTGCCGCTAATGTTCCAGTAACAGGATTAAGTGCTACAGGGTCTATAGGAACTGTAAGTTTTATAACGGATGCAAATGTAGCCGTAACAGGTGTAGCAGGCACAGTAGGGCAAGGACAAGTAACGGTAAATGCAGCAGCGAATGTCCCAGTAACAGGGCTTCAGGCAATTGGATCAATTGGTCAGGTAACAGTAAATGCAGCAGCAAATGTAAGTGTTACAGGTGTACAGTCAGTAGGGCAGGTTGGAACGGTATCTTTCTGGTTAGAAATTGATACTAGCCAAACCCCGAACTGGATTGAAATAGCAGCATAAAACGGATATTATTTAGGTAAGGAAAAATTATGGCATCGTCATATAGTGATCTTAAAATAGAGCTGATTGGTACAGGTGACCAGACAGGTACATGGGGAACCACGACCAATAACAACTTCTCTATCGCAATTAGCGAAGCTATCACAGGGTCTGCGGATGTCGCCTTTTCTAGTTCGGACGTTACAGTTACCCTTACGGATAGCAATGGCGCTCAAACAGCTCGTAATCTACGACTAAACCTTACAGGTACTTCTGGCGGGGCAAGGAACTTAGTTCTTGGTTCAGGTTGCCAGATTGAAAAGCTGTACCTTATTAACAACGGGTTAGCAGATGCCGTTACGGTAAAGAACACGTCAGGTTCAGGCATTGCAGTCCCTGCTGGTAAGTCAATGTTTGTCTATAACAACGCAACTAACGTAGTTGAAGTTATTACACATTTAAATTCACCAACTATTAGTTCGCCCACTTTAACTACTCCTGCGCTTGGTACACCAGCTTCTGGAAATCTTAATTCTTGTACAGCCGATGGTACAAATCCAGTTGGCTACCGTAATATTCCAGCCGTAGGTGCTAAAACAACAGCTTATACACTCACAGCCGCAGATGTAGGTAAGTTTGTTGAGTTAGGAACTGGAGGCTCAATTGTAGTTCCAGCTTCAGTTTTTGCTGCTGGCGATGCTATTAGCATATTTAACAATACAACAGGGTCTATTTCTTGCACTTGTTCGGCTGTTACAAACTTTTATAAAGGCGGCACAGACTCAGACATCAACAGTTTTAGCGTTACAACAAGGGGTGTAGCTACTGTTCTATTTATTACAGCTACTACTGCGGTGGTCACTGGGAATCTAGCATGAGCGGGATTATGCTTAATTTTGCTGGAGTATCTGCGGCATCAGTGCCAGGTGCGCCTACAATAGGAACAGCAACTGCTACAGGAGCGTCTACAGCAACTGTTTCGTTTACAGCCCCAGCAAGTGATGGTGGTTCTGTAATTTTATCTTATACAGCAACTTCAAGTCCTGCTGGCGGTACAGGAACATTAGTCCAAGCTGGGTCAGGAACAATTAATGTAACTGGCTTATCTGGTGGAACCTCTTACACATTTACAGTTACTGCAACTAATGCCATTGGAACAAGCGCTCCTAGTGCAGCAAGTAATTCAATAACAACATCAGTTGTAAGATACTTATTTGGATGGGGTAATAATGAAGACAATGGTCTTGGAAGAGCTACAGGAGGAAATTCTCCACTTCAAATTGGGTCAGCTGATAATTGGCAAACATTTTCCAATCTAGGTAGATCTTGGGGCGCAGGTATTAAAACAAATGGGGAACTGTGGGCGTGGGGTAAAAACAATTTTGGTCAATTAGGTTTTGGAGATACAACTACTAGAACATCTCCAGTTCAAGTAGGATTGTTAACCAATTGGTCATTGATAGCTGCTTGTAATTATTCTTGCATAGCAGTAAAAACAGATGGAACTTTATGGACTTGGGGTCAAAATTCTGCTGGTCAATTAGGCAATGGCAATACCACAGATAGGTCATCTCCAGTTCAAGTTGGCGGTGCAACCAATTGGGCAACACCAGGCGGAACTACAACAGCTGGTTTCTGTGTAAAAACAGATGGAACTTTATGGTCATGGGGTTCAGCGGGTGGTGCAGGAGCTTCAAGAGCAGCAAATTCGTCACCAGTACAAGTTGGTGGTGACGTAGACTGGTCTAGAGTTAAAGGGTCTTATGATGGTCAAGCAAGCGTCATGGCGCTTAAAACAGGGGGTCAACTGTGGGGTTGGGGGACAGGCTTTAATGGAAGATTAGGTTTAGGCAACACCACCACTTATTCATCTGCTAAACAAGTTGGCTCTGGATCTACTTGGATAGATGCGGGTGGACTTGGAGGCTTTGGTAGTTATCACACAGTAATTGTAAAATCAACTGGTGAACTGTTTACTACAGGATGGAATCTATATGGTCAGCTAGGAGTAGGCGATACAACTTCTAGATCAACTCTTACACAGGTTGGCGTTTTAACTAATTGGAAATTTGCAAGAGGTGGTTATAACAGTTCTTTTGCTGTAACAACGGGCAACAAACTTTATGCTTGGGGTGCTAACGGTAATGGTCAACTAGGTTTGGGCGATGGAACTGATAGGTCAAGTCCAGTTCAAATTGGCACTGACGACTGGTTAGATGTTGCTGGTGGTATGTACAACAAAACGCATGGTATTAAATCTACGCTGTGAAAAAAAACTTACATTTTTTAGCTGGAATACCTAGAAGCGGTTCTACCGTATTAGCCGCTATTCTTAATCAAAACAAAGATATTCATGTATCAACAACTTCTGGACTTGTTCATGTACTAAATGCGTTAGCTATTAGTTGGCACTCAACAGATCTTTTAAATAAAAATGATCTAGACCGCAAAAAATTAGCGCAAACTATGCGTGGAACAATTGATGCTTTTTATGAAGATGTCAGTAGACCTATAGTATTGGATAAATCTAGAGGTTGGTCCATGCCTATGATTATGCAAGCTATGAATCAAGTGTTAGATAGAGAGATTAAAATTGTTGCCACAGTTCGTTCTGTTCCAGATTGTGCTGCGTCTTTTGTTCGTGTTGCTAAACCAGAAAACTTGGATGAGTTTATAAATTCTGGACAACTTATGGATCATTTAAAGGCAGCGTATGTTTCTTTACAAGACGGCTACGAACAAAACCCTAAAAATTTTCTTTTTGTTGAATATGAAGATTTAATTAGTAATCCAAAAGCACAACTTGATCGCATTCATAAGTTTCTTGATTTGCCTTCATTTGAATATGACTTTAATAATATTGATGGGTCATCCGTAGCAGAAGATGACGAAGCGTTACATGGTTTTGTAGGTATGCACGACATTAAACCTGTTTTAAAAACACAACATAGAGAAGATCCAAAAAATATTTTAAAACATCATTATTTTTCATTTTGCCAACCTGAGTTTTGGTTACCAACTCCTCGAACTATTACAGAAGTACATGATCTTGATTTTCAACTTGCAGCATCGACAACGGGAAATTTTGTTGAAGGATGGCGTATTGCACAAAAACTTGAAAAAGAAGAGCCTAACAACAATCGTGCTGCATATAACCGTGGCTGGTATTACCTTCGACAAGGTAAAATACAAAAGGGTTACCAATTAATGGACAGGGGTAGGATTGAGGAAATTTTTGGCAACTTAAGACTTGATGTAACAACACCACAGTGGGACGGTAAAAGCAAGGGTGTTGTTTTGCTTTACTTAGAAGGTGGCTTAGGTGACCAAATACATCAAGTACGTTATGCTAAACATATTGCCCAGCGTGGTTGCAAAGTTATTGTTTCATGTACAGGTCAATTAGCTTCGCTTTTTATTGATGTAGAAGGTGTTTTAGCTGTAGTGCAACATAAAGCTGTATACGGTGTATACCATGATTTTTGGGTAGCTGGTATGTCTGCGGTAGTACCGTTAGGGTTTGAATTATCAGACCTAGAAGGAACGCCATACCTAACCAAACCATCTGCTATAAAAAGCTATAAAAAACGCATTGGTTTGCGTTGGCAAGGCAACTCACAATTTGAGCATGAGCACCATAAAAAGTTTCCTTATGAGCTAATGTTTAATGCTGTAAAAGATGCAGACGCAGAATTTATTTCGTTACAACGAGATGAAGGAGTTGATGCAACACCGTCTTGGGTAAAAACTGTACCATTAGACACTTGGGAAGATACACGCAATGCTGTAGCTTCTTGTGACTTAGTTATTAGTGCCTGTACATCTGTAAGTCATTTATCTGCTGCTATGGGAGTACCTACATGGGTAGTAACCCCAGTAATGCCTTATTTCTTGTATGCTATTGATGGTGAAAAAACCCCTTATTACGACAGCATGAAATTAATTCGTCAAGAAACATTTGGTAATTGGGAAGCACCTTTTAACAAAATAGCAAAAGAATTAAACAGCCAAGCAAATAAAATTAGGAGGATAGCATGAGTTTATATGTACGAATTGAAAATGGTGAGGTTAAAGATTGTTGGGATACACCACCAGACAACAGACCAGGCTGGAGAAATGCAATTGAGATAAAGCCTACGATTATTCCACATCGTCAATACTACACAGGTCACACTTGGGATTTGACCAAAGATCCTGTAGAAGCTGTTTATGGCGTTGTTGATGTAACTGTAGATGAACGCAAAAATGAAATGAAACAAAACGCACAAATGGCATTTAATATGCTTTTTAGACAGCAAGCTAATGATCCGTCTACTTATGACCCAGTAGCCCTACAAGCTGCTAAAGATGCTGTTGCACCCAAGCAAGCTGCTATTGATGCCTGTACTACTCACGATGAATTGGATGCTCTCCTATGAAGAAAATACTGATTATGGGTTTACCTGGCTCTGGTAAGACTTACTTAGCCCAAGCCCTAAAGAAGTATTTAGAAATAAATGGTACTCGCAAAGATTACGGAGAATCCTTTACTGGATTTAACGCACAAGTTAATTGGTTCAATGCAGACGAGGTGCGTAAGAAGTACAACGATTGGGATTTCTCCAATGAAGGCAGAATCCGGCAATCCCTACGCATGGCTCAGTTTGCATTAGAGGCTGGCGGTGATTATGTTATCTGCGACTTTGTAGCACCCCTTGTAGAGATGCGTAATAACTTCAAAGCCGACTGGACTGTCTGGATGGACACGATTGATGCTGGCAGGTACGAAGATACTAACAAAGCCTTTATCCCACCAACAGTCTATGACTTCCGTGTCACGGAGCAGAACTGCGAGAAGTGGGCTGAGTTCATCGGCAACCACATTATTGAGAACCGCAGACGCCCAGTCTTTAACTGGCAATCTGAAACAGTACAGATGCTGGGCAGATGGCAACCGTGGCATTCAGGTCATAGAGCCTTGTTTGAACGTGCCATTGCCAAAACAGGTCAAGTAGTTATCCAAATTCGTGATTGTCAGGGCTGGCAGGGCAGTAACCCGTTTGCTATTGAGCAAGTGAAGAGCAATATTAAGAGAGACTTAGACCCACTTTTCCAAGGGCAATACGAGATTCAAGTCGTTCCTAACATTACCAACATTACCTACGGGCGTGACGTTGGCTACAAGATTGAGCAGGAAACCTTTGATAAATCAGTAACCGATATATCCGCAACCAAGATCCGTAAAGAAATGGGGTTAACATGAAACAATTTGTAGAAGCTAGAAACTTAGAGGGTGGGTTGATTGAACCTGCCCATGAGGTCGAGGTTGTTTGTGCAGCCTGTGGTTACGACTTAGATAAAGCCGAGCTAGAGGCAGATACCTGCTCAGACTGCAACACTCCTTTAAACCTAAGACAGCATATCTCTATTCATGCAACTTCAGTTCCAGCCGCTGGCGGAAAGGTGTTCTAAATTGATTTATGTCAGACGATCTGGGTTTGTCAGCAGGTGCAAAGGGCATCAGCGAAGGGATTAAGACTGGTCGAGAAGCTGGGCGAGAGATTGGCAAGAACATTGAGGAAGTACAGAAGGAAGCAGTAGATGTAGCGAAGGAACGGGCAAATGCCAAGATTCGTGAGCGCAGAGAAGCAGAGTTTAGGAAAGAACGGGCGATATTTAAAGCCCTTGAAGAATACAAACACCGAAAGAAGATTTCGGACGAGGAATACCAATTACGGATTGACTTTATCAAGCAGCATGGCACGAAGGAGTGGCAAAAGCTAATAGACATCAAGACCGAGATTGAACGGCTAGAGAAGGAAGACCGCAAGTACTTTGATGCGGAGTTAGAAAAGGTTAAGTGGGTGCAGTTCTGGTGCTTTCTGGCAGCAGGTTGGATTGCTTATTTTATTGTATGGGGGAGTAAAAAATGAACGAACATGAAACCGCCAAAGAAGTTGCTGGTAAATACATTGGCAAACAAGGTCTTTTCTACATTACTTTTATTGTCGTTATTGGCGTAGGTGCTTCTATAGTTCTTGAAGAATCTAAGATGGCTGCCGTTATGGGGCTACTTGGTGCGTCTTTAACCGCCCTAATCTCAATGCTTAACGGTGTTGCTGGTGCCACTCCCAAGCAAGACAGACCTGAGTTTGAGATTATGAAAGAACTGATTTCTCGCCTAGATAAGATGGCTGATCGTGATCCAATGACTGTTGCAGTAGATGGCGATAAAGTTGTTGTTCGCAAAGGCGATAACGAAACCGCTATAGGGAGATAATAATGTTCACTTTAATATCCACAGCACTGTCCTTCCTGATGGGGGGACTGCCTAAACTACTGGACTTTTTCCAAGACAGCTCGGATAAGAAGCATGAAATGGCTATGGCTCAGATGCAGATGGAGCGAGAGCTTAAGATGCTAGAGGCGGGCTATATTGCCCAAGCCCGTATTGAAGAGATCAGGACAGAACAAGTCCAGATGGAGACCCAAGCCCAAGAGCGTACGGCTATGTATGCCCACGACATTGAGATTGGTAAGGGCGCTTCTCAGTGGATTATTAACCTTCGTGCTTCGGTGCGTCCAGTCGTGACCTACCTGTTTGTTCTCCTCTTAATCATCGTAGACATCGCTTCTATATGGTGGGCGTGGTCATCTGGCGCTGCGTTTGCCGAGGCTATCCCAATGGTGTTTGATGCAGACGAAATGCAGATTTTGGCGTCCATTATTGCTTTCTGGTTCGGGACTCAGGCATTTAGTAAGAGATGAAAGTAAGCGATAAAGCAATCAAAATGATTAAACACCATGAAGGTGTACGCCAGCGTCCTTATCGCTGCCCCGCAAAATTGTGGACGATTGGTATTGGTCATGTACTCTATCCACGGCAAGGTGCTTTGAAAATAGACGAACGGGATGCCTACCCACTAGAATACAAAGATGACCGTACCTTTTTGATGGAGGAAGTAGATGACATTCTTAGAGACGATCTTAATCGCTTTGAGCGAGGTGTTGAACGCTACTGTCCCGTTAAGCTCACTCAAGGTCAGTTCGATTCTCTTGTTAGTTTTGCTTTCAATGTTGGTCTGGGAACACTACAGCGCAGCACCCTCCGTCAAAAGGTTCTTCGGGGCGAGATGGAAGAAGCAGCAGAAGAGTTCTTGAAATATACGCTCGCTGGGGGTAAAGTACTGAAAGGCTTAGTTACTCGTAGAAACGATGAACGAGCATTGTTCTTATCCTAGGGTAAACCCGTATGCCATTGCAGAAACTACAATTTAAACCAGGATTAAACAGAGATCAGACTAACTACACCAATGAGGGTGGGTTCTTTGAGTGCGACAAAATCCGCTTTCGCTCAGGCTATCCTCAAAAAATGGGCGGCTGGCTTCGTTATGGTTTATTTACTGTGGTGGGAACCTGTCGGCAAGTCTTTAATTGGATCACGACCGCTGCGGATAACTATCTAGCTCTTGGAACGTCTAGAAAACTATATATAGAAGCAGGTCAGACCTTATACGACATTACCCCAATACGGCAGACTTTTACTACTACGGCTACAGACAACTGCTTTACCACGGTTAACGGCTCTAAAACGGTTACGGTAACTATTTCAGGTCATGGTGCTACGGATGGTTCTTATGTCACATTTTCGGGTGCAGTAGCGGTTGGCGGGATTACTGCGCCAAACTTAAATACTGAGTTTATTATTGCTTTTGTTGACTCTAACTCCTTTACTATTACAGCAGCCACAGCAGCCTCATCCTCGACTTCAGGTGGTGGTTCTGCTATTACCGCAGCCTTTCAAATCAATATAGGAAATGATGGCGGTGTTGCTGGATACGGTTGGGGTTCAGGTACATGGGGTACAGTTGGCTGGGGTTTAGGGTCAGCTACGCCTGTTTATGCACCACAACGGGATTGGTTCTTACAAAACTTTGACGATGACCTAGTGGCTAATATCCGTGATGGGAGCATTTTTTATTGGAAGTATTCTAGCGGTGTGGGAACTAGGGCTACACCTTTAGCCACAACGACTATAGACGGTATTGCCCCTGCTGACGTCCCTACTCAAGCAACGCAAGTCTTAGTTTCTCAGAACGATAAACACCTACTTTGTTTTGGTGCTACTCCATTTGGGGGAGGTGCGTTTGACCCCTTATTAATTCGCTGGGCAACCCAAGATCAACCCAATTTTTGGACTCCGCTAGTTACTAATTCAGCAGGATTCTTACGAGTTTCTCGTGGTTCTGCCATAGTCTGTGCTATCGCAACTCGACAGGAGATCCTTGTATATACAGAGGGAACCCTTAATTCCTTGCAGTTTGTGGGTACAACGGACGTCTTTAGCCTCTCAGAGCTTGCCGATAATATTTCAATCCTTAGCCC